ATCATTCGGGCCAGAACCAGAGTTCTGATACGGTATCAATGACATAGTGCATTGAGGAGTTAAATCACCGCTAGAGTTTCTAAAGGTCAAGTCAGGAATGACACGCCACACAAAGCCAAAGTTATGGCCGTCATCAATGTCAAACTCTGACGAACCGATAGAGGCCGCAATAGCCGCTGGCGTACCAGTCTCATTGTCATCGTTACCCTGTTCTTGGTTAACCAAGTTATAGGAATACGTTGCAGCTAATGGATAGTCTCTCAAGCCTGAGTCAAGCCAAGCTGTTCGTCCCATTGTGCCGTAGTACCAAATGTCTTCCGAGTAGTTGTAGACAACGTATCTGTCAATTGCCGTGCTATCAGCAGAGCAATAGAACCACCAGACTTCATTAAAGCCTTCGTTAGTCCCTGAGAAAATCTGACCTGCCTGCAACGGATTAATGTCGCTAAAAATATACTGACGCAAGTCGCAACGCAGGGTCTGTACACGGCCATCATATTTGTAGAACTTATCTACGCCCATCCAAAACACAATGCCTGAAGCTGTAGCCGCTGCGTTTTGGGATGCAATTGAGATATTGTCACCCAACAATTGAGACTGCCATACTGCTGGCGGGCCAACATACTGCAAGGAATACAACGCAGAATCAGACCAAACTACAATCTCTTGACGGGTTTGTAAGCAAGTGACTAGCTCAGAACCATGAGAGAACCGAACACTGCCTGCTTGGTTTGTGGCTGCTGGCGACCAGTTTGTCAGCGACTCCTGATCCGACCAGCGGATTAGCATAGAGTCTTGGACTGCTGAACTATAGTCATTACAGCCAAAAGCAAATACAAAACGGCTAATGTCAGAAACAAATATAAAGTTCTGAATAGTCGGGCAGTCAGATGATCCAGCCAAAGATGTCAAGGCTACTGCGCGAGTTTCCACTCCAGTAGTGGCATCCCAGTAATAGATAGCTCCGCTTCGGGGGCCAAAGATTAAATCTTCACCAAAGTTGCTTTGGCTCCACAAACGAATGTTTGTTTCTGTCGTTGATGGAATACCAACACTCCAAGGGCCAGTGCCCCATGTACCAGCACCCCAGCCTGTCAAAGGTATTTCTGTGGCTGAACCTACGTTAATTTGATAAGCCGCAACAACTGACGCACCACCGTAAGAACCTGCGGTTAAAGCCGTGGGTGTGGTGATTGTGTAAGTATTACCAGTCAATACAGTAACTTGAAACTCTGCGTTTAAAGTAGATGCGTATGTACCTGTAGCCCCAGTAAACGTCACAAAGTCGCCTGTAATACAACCGTGCGTAGCGTCAGTAACAGTAACAGTCGTTGTGCCGTTGGCGCTAAATGGATCAGCGCCAAGGTTTGCTGTCTCGCGGATTGGCGTAATGTCGTTGTACTCACCACCTTTTTCAATATAGAACTTTAAGTTAGTGCCTACACCAATTAGGTTGTAGTTCTCAAGCGTTACCCAGTTCCACAAAGAACGGCATACGCCTTGAAAGGTAGATGATGAAATACGCTGCCAGCCACCGATCTTCTCAGGGGTTCCAGAACGAAAGCGAACTTTTTCAGACTCATACCAGCCACCGGCCACGTTAGTGCCAGTATTAACAGACCCCAAAGCCTCGGATGCGTACCGTGTATTTTCCCGGTTAACCCCCGGCCTGAATAGAATCTTTTTTAGTGGCATCGGCTACCTTTATTTACTGGCAACGCCTTTGGTCTTCTCAAAAGAACGCATACCGGCAATGCCCAAGATGCCTGATAATATCACCCAAAGTTGGTCTGCGTCTAGTACTGGCGGAGGATCCATGCCCACTGGAACCCAGCCCATAGCTTGCAAGTATTTCCATGCCCACTGGAACAGCGGATAGAGCAGAAACTGATAGCCCATAGCTGCGACACCGATCCAGCCAATGGCAGGACGCCAGCCGCTGACAAACACGCTACTAGAAGCGGCTTCTATTTTGTTAACCTCAATCTGCGCTAGGTCTGTAGCTTGGTCGATGCGCTTCTCTTCAAGATCAAGCTTACGCTGCTCAATCTCCATTTCCATCTTTTCTTTGTCAGTGGTGATTAGGTCGCCTGCAACCTTACCCACAGCTTCAATAATTGATCCAACGGCAAGCAAGCTCATGCGGCACTCCTGTGATGACTGCAATAAATCTCTTCCGCTTTACGCCGAGCAGCCACGGCATCCTCAATTGAGGCAAACAACCCAAGGTAAACGTGCCGCCCAAGATGAGTAATTTGCGCAATGTACTTTTTGGCCCTTTTGTGCCAACTTACTCCAAGAACTCCGGTGGCGCTATTTGATTTAGCCTTTGCGTGCTGGTTGTTTTCCGCATTGGTTGCGGGTCTTAGGTTAGAAATTCTGTTGTCTGCTCTGTCAAAATTGATGTGGTCAATTTGATTTTCAGGCCATGAGCCATTTATGTAAAGCCAAGCCAGTCTGTGGGCGTAATACTGCTTGCCCTTTATGCACAACTTCCTGTACCCGGTGGATTTATCAAGGGAACCCTGCGTAACAGCGCCAACAGACGCGCCTTTACCTGTGCCTAGCAGACGAACAAAGTCTCCCGTATCAGGGTTGTAGGCCACAAATGTTTTCAAAGTTTCTTGCGTAATCACTTGAGGCCCCTTAATGTTCTTGCGACCCAGCCTTTTAAGAACTTGACCTGCACGGGGTTTTTGTTACATATCTCAACGTAGCGAGCGATTTTTGCCAAGGCATAGGACTCTTTGAACCGCTGGCCGTCCGTGATCTGGTTAAGCTTCTCTACAGTCTTAGCGCCAATACCGCCGTCAGGGGTAGCACCGACCACAAGCTGTGCCAGCTTTACAGCCATACCCATGCCTGCGTTTACACCAAAGTTAAATATGGTATTGGCTACGTCTTGGTTTGAAATCTCGTTACCGCGCATCTTGTCCCAGAACTCAATGCGATAGAACTCACGCACCATAGGAGTCAGGGAGCCGCCCATTTCTTTCTTATCCACCAGCGCCCAACCGGGCCACTGCGGGTTCTTGTTACGGGCAATACCAGCGTAGGTCATACCGCCCGTGTCGCCGGGAACTTCGTGGAGGACGTAACCGCCCTCGTCCTGCATCATCAATTCAAAGGCTGGTTCAAACTGCGCCATTACTGTTTACTCCTTGAAAGCATGGTGGCTGCAATATCCATCATTGTTCTCGTTACTTGAATGTCGGCTGGTTCACTATCCCAACCCACAGTAATCTGGCCTACAAATCTGCTTGGGTCAGGTGGAATGCTAATTCGGCAAGTGTAGGCAACCCCCTTGGCGATGTACCATAAACCCATCTCAGACTGCGCTGAACGGTATTCCCCGCAAGGTATCTCACTAGCCATAAGCTTGACCACATCTGCGTTGTTAGCTGCGTTCTGTGTAAACAGGCCAACATCCAGTCCATCGTTGGTTTTGTCTCGGCCTTCTTTGGTGTAAGCGCGGTACAGCACTCGGGTTCCAAACATAGGGTTTACTTTAAATACAGCAACAATGGTAGCGTTGGTGGTTTTAAACAAGTGGGCGGCGGCGTCTTCTACCCTGTCCTCGACAATGCTCGGCATTTTCTTAGACTCTTTGTAAGCACCCATTAGCAGTTCTTGGTTCTGCCAAACAAAGTACCCAGAGAACGCAAAGATCGCCATGAGTATCAGCGCGAACAGTTTAAACGGGCTATCCACATAGGACAGCACCTTGCTTATTATGTCTGCTGGTTTCTCGTCACTCATCCTAATCCAATCATTCCAAGTAGTTTGTTCACAATCTTGTCCGACAAGTTATCAGGCAGGAACTGTAAAAACCCAAGTACCCACCACGCAATGCACAGCCTGACAAAAACTTTAAGGAAAAGGTCAAACTGTTTTTGGTATTCATTCACCGCCCACACCTTGATCTGGCACACAGATCAGATACTTCATTGATACCCCAACCAACAGCACCAATAAACATCACAATAATCACAATGGCAGCCGCCCATTGCATTTGTTCGGCTTCAGCTTCTTTGCGCCTTTTCTCTTCAGCGTGTAAGGCCGCCATTTCTTTGGCATCATCCCTGTCCATTTCAGCTTGACGGGCTTTGGTTGCATTCCACACGTCTATCCGTCCAGATTGCATAAAAAGCATCTTTAACTGTTCTTCAAACCGCTTGGCTTCATCCAAAGCCATCTCAATTTGTAACGCTGCGCCAAGGTTAGACTTACCACCCGTACGCTTGGCTTGAAGCATCGCCTTGGTAGCGGTGCTCTTTGCATCAAAAAGCTTGGCTATTGACGGCGTTAGACCTGCCAGATCACTAGCGACTTTGCTCGCTTTTTTAACGACACTGATTGCAGTTTGCAACCCTTCTAGCGCCGTGATCGGATCAATCATTTCCGTACAACCTTTTCCCACTGTAGGCAAACAACTTTGCGGTTATAAACATCACCCGTCCACGCCCACCGCACACAGCGGTATTCAGTCTTCCTGTC